GAAATCCAACTTTACCTACACCTTTCACTGCAACAGATAACCCTTCAAAAGAATCTTTTTCAAACTTGTATTTGACTGCACCTCGCATGGCATTGTAAACTCCATAGGCAGTACAAGCACCACCAATATCAGGATGTGAATATGTGGTTGTATAGTCTGTGTATCTTCTTAGTTTTTCAAGCATGTTAAAATCAAAGCCAGCATCTAGGCCGCCATAGTAATCACCTTTGAGATAATTTATAAGTTCGCCTAAATAAGGATAAATTCTTTTTTCTTCTACACTACATGCGCCAATATCTTTATAATAGACTTTCTGTATTACTGTTTTACCACCACTTAATTTTATTCCTGCTACCATACACTTTTCTGTCATTGCACGAGAAAGATTCAGAACATCAAGCATTGGGATATAATTGTCTTTGTATTTCCAATAACGAATACCGCCAAATGCAGGACCATTTTTTAATGTATGAACAGCAATATACATGCTGAGATTACTAGGCTCATGTAGTCCATGAACTACTCTTTCAAAACCTTCTTGTTTGATTTCTTTGATTTCCAACCCTTGGACTGGCATATACTAGTTCCTTAATAGAACTTTATCAAATGTGCCACTGTTGCTTGGATCTGGATCGTATGCTACTCTAATCCATTTGGCCATTGTTGTGAAGTTATATGATTCTATTGCCGTTGTGTTTGCAACTGTGACTGTGGTACTGCCATTATCTAATTCAATATCAAACCAATCTGCATCATTAGAACTTGCTGTTGCATCCATACAACCTTGCACCTTGTATACCCCATCAAAAGAGGAAGTATAGGTTGCAATTGTGTGATTTGTTGAAGTTAAATTTCTTTCTGTTGCTCCAGACACTGCGTTTGAATTATACCATTGTGCTGTATCATATGTAAATGTTGACATTTCTTGAGTTGCTTGTGAACTTGCAACTGCACCTTCAACCACTTCTAAAGTGCCTTTTACTGCTTCATTGAGGTCTGTATACACTACTTGTTGCTCTGAACTAGTATTTGTAGTATATAAAGAATAGTTATATAAACCTCCAGATACATCATCTAAATCTGATGCTGGTAAATTGATCTGAGCTAATCCTTGCACAGCATTTGATACTGTTAATGGTCTAGCAATTATTGTTTCACTTGTCACTGCATCTAATACGTTAAATGTCACAGTTAAATTTGTTAGATCAACTGCTTTTCTGTCGTTGTCTTTTAACGCAAACTTCACAGTGTTATCAATACCTTGATACAATTTTATAGTTTTATCATACATTGTTGTACTACCTTGACTTGCACTCGTATTTACTATCACTGTATGAGTATCGTCATATACATATACCGTTACTGTCATACTATGTTTTCCTTAAACTTCATATATATTTATGTTGCTAAATAGAACTAGTGAAAGTATAATGTAAAGAAACTAAAAAATATGGACTATAATGAACTAGCAGAGAAGTTTCCGTTTTTATCATGCGTAAAACACGGTGTTAATGAATATGTTGGCATCTTACAAAATCAAGATGACTTTGTTACCAGTATATATGTGTATGATGAAATCCCTACTGAATCTCTACGCACTGAATTTTTAAGATTAGGTGATGTATGGTGGTGGGAATCAAACAGAATAATCCCAATCAACATATTCTTAGCAGGTGATTTTAATCTATTTCAAAACTATCTCAAAACTTTCACAACCAAAGATACCAAAATGATATTTGGTCCAACTACAAGTTTAAATAATATTGTAAAGAAAAGAATAAAAAGACGCCAAATACAATTGGTTAAAAAGACTGACCGTTAGACATTAAATTCATCTGTACACAAATAGCCAGTGCATATCCAATAGCATGACTCTTCTTAAAGTAATATGTATCGTCTTGTGGTTTTATCCAAACATTTGAATGTATCTCTGGCCAAGTTGCATTGAGTAAATTTCTTTTGGCTGGACGTATTATTGCCAAAACTGCCGCCAGTTCTTCAACTGATTTTGGTTTTAGTTTATTAACAATGTCAAAGTGATTGTGTATATGAAACAGTTGCTCTACTATTTCTTTGTGTTCTAACAAACTCCAATCAGGTTCTTGATCAATTAATTCTTGTAAATGTTTTTCATTTTTGACTTTTTCATACACACCAACATTAAGGATATCTAATTTAAAATAGCCTCTGTCTTCTGCTTCTTTGTAATCTATGTTTGCAGAATTAGTGAACGGATGTGTAGGTATATCTGTAAAATAAACACCAGTGTTGTGTTTTTTAATTTCACCATCTTTTATGATGCTGGCAGGTATATGTTTTAATTTTTCTAACAGCACATCTCTGTCTTTTACATCTATATCAATATCTGTTTTTGCTATGTTTACCATTGATTGTGTTTTGGATCTTTTTGTTGTTTAATTTTTTCTTTAGACCATTCTTCAATTGCTTCATATTCTGATAATGGTGTTGATAGTGTATTTTCTTCTATGTGCTTTATTTGTTCTTCAGTTAATCCTGCATTTGCATATTCTTCTTCTTCAGTCATTGGAAAATTTAATTCTAATTGTTCTTGTTTATCATCATTGTCAATGTCCCAAGTAGTCGACATTGATGTTGTTCCATAATCTCCTAAACTTATTCCGCCGGCGGTAAAACTATAATCAACACCAAAATCATCATCTTCTACACCAACCCCCCAAGACGATTGTTGTAGTTTTGATAACTGTCTATTAACATCACTCATTCCAGTTTTCCATTCATCTAATTTTTTACGTTGTCTTAGCACTTGATCTTTATGTACTAGGTGTACTAATGTTCTTAATTCTTCCCATTTTTCTTTTACAGTTTCGTTATCACTTGAGTCTGCTACTTTGGCTACTATTTCTGGAATACCATCATTTATTTTTATCATAGTCCTGCCTTTTCTAACACCTGTTCAACAAATTGAACATCCTGTTGTGCCATTTGGAACTTGGCTGTCCAGTAATCTGGATCAATATAATCATGTACCAGTCCAACCTGTTCGTTGTTTAATCGCTCTAATAGTTTAACACCACTTTCGCAATTATACAAGACCCATGGAGATAGTTTTCCAGATCTAATAAAATGCACTGCTCTGTTTGGTGTTAAGGTTTCTAAGCAATCATTAAAATTACAGTTGTTGTCTATACCCCAACGTTTCATTATAATAATTGCACGTTCTACTGCCTTTTGTGCAATTTCTTTTTTTAAATGTTCTTTGATGTATTTTTCATATACAGAATCAAAGTGCCATCTATCAATTTTAATCATATTCTTTAACAAATAATCTATATAGTTACTAGGATCATCAACATGGACATCATACAAATATCTGCCAAATTTTGTAAATGCTGTGTAGTATTTGCTTTTTGCAAAATCGTCATAGGTTCTTTCACGTGATGTTTGTGTCATAGTTTGTTTGTAAAAATATTGATATGCTCTAAATGCCAGTTGAACAAAACGTTCATCTTTTTGTTGATAACGTCTTTTTGGTTCACATAAATGAACTGCTAGTGTTGATTCTTTTGTAAATTTTGCTTTACAATACTTGCATTCAAACATTATTTGCTTATCTCTTTTATTTCTTTATCTGTCCAACCTTGCTGACGTGCTAGTTTTTTAAAATTATCTGTGTTATTAATTGTTTTTAGTGCTTCTAGCTCATCTATTTTTGCATGTGGGAAACACTCTGCTAACAGTTTGTCTATGCCAGTTTTTTTACCTTTGCCTTTAGGTGCTTTTACCCAAGGATGAAACATTTTCTTTTTGATACCTGCTAGTGATAACAACTTCCAAAACAGTTCCGAGTCACCTTCATGCTTTTGTGTTGTACCAAAATGTTTGTTAGCAAAATCATTTACAGATAGAATATAGTGTTCTTTAAATGCTTTTTGTCCTTGTACATTGCTGGTAAATCTCATTGCTGTATAAGGCGAAAATGTTTTCTTTTCTTCTTCATCAAGTGTGTTGTACCACTTTGAATTTGACATGTCAATGTTGTATAACATTTGATTTAGATTTATTTTTTTAGTAGTTGTAGCCACTATACAATTTCCTCAACTATTCCTAGTACTTCTGCTAGTATTAATAGTATACCACACATGGTTAAATCGCCTAGTACTAGCCAAACACCAGCACCTATTCTTAATCCGCTTTTAAACATTGATACCCAAAAATGTCCTTTACCTGGATCTTTACTTGCTATCTTCATATTAAATCTCCTACTTGCATTACATCAGGAATTTGATTTAGTTCTTTTGCAAAATAAACGCACTGTGGTTTTTCACCTACAGTCAATGGCATAGTTAAGATATGACCATTTTTTAATTTTGGAAAAAACCATTTTACTTCCTGAAATACATTTACTATTTTAACTTCTTTAAAGTCATGTGTATAGCCTGAAAATGGATTATACACAAATGTTTCAAATCCTCTATCATTTAGACTTGTTAGTGGAACCATTTCACATTGTCCCATTTCTTTTTCTCCAATCATTATACTCCAGTCCATAGGCATTTCTAAAGTCTGGCCACCAATATCAAGTATCACTGCTGGTGCGTTAAATGACTCTAAAAATATAAGTGGAATATAAAAATAATCCAATGCTTTTGGATTAGTACAATCTAACACACAGTATTGCAAATCATCTACTTCATTTGGTACTGCATTTAGATTATATGTGTTGTTGTCAACTGTTAGTATGTTCATTCTATGTTTACTTTCTCTACTGTAAAAGGATAATTTGCTTCATTGTAAAACTTTTTTCTTGTGGTTAAATGACGTTTAGAAAATTTACAAGCACTTGTAATATCCCATATTTCTACGTGGTCTTTGTCTTCTGCTTTTCTTATACCTCTACCAATTGATTGTATAACTCTTACAAAACTTTTACCTGGTTCTATCAATACCAAATTAAATATTCTTGGCAAATTAATACCCACTGCCGCTACACCATATGTAGCAATAATGACTTTGTGTTGTTCTGTAGCAACTTCATCATATTCTTCTTCTCTATCTTCTAGTTTGGTTCTACCTTGAATAAACACAGAATCAAGAATTATACTTTCAAGTGCTTCTCCTGTTTTTATTCTATCAACTAGAATAAGTGTATTTCCTTCCGCTCTCATTGTGTCAACTAAATCAGCAACAAAATTTAATCTTGTTTCATTGGTTACGAGAAATGTTTGTTCACTAGCATAGTTTGAAAACACATTTGTTTCTTGTGTTTGTACAACATTCACATGACAATTTGCAAGTACACCTTTGTCTTGCAACTCACTTGCTGACAGTTTATTAATGACTTCACCTAGACTTGCTTGTAGTGATGCACGTTCATAATCTTCTTTTGGTATAGTTCCTGTGAGTCCCCAACGTATTGGTACTCCAGCAAATGGGCCTGTTAACAGTGTTTTAAGCACGTCTGCTTTGGCTTGATGCACTTCGTCTACCATAACACATACTACGTCTTGTAAAAAGTCACCTATGTTGACTTCTGCTTCAAACTTTTTAGTTTTCTTTAGCATGTTGTTCAAACTTTGCCAAGTACAAATTGTATGTTGCTTGTCGTATTCTTTACGTTCGCCATAATACACACCAACATCTAGTCCAAGTGTTTTGTAATCACCTTCTGTTTGTGTAACAAGTGATTTGTTAGGTACAATTACAATTGACCTTCCATATGGTTCAACTAGTTGTGAAAGTGTTGCTGTGATAATTGTTTTACCAGCACCTGTGGCAATTTCTTGTAAGCATTGTGGATTTTCTAAAAACTTGTTAATAGTTTCTACTTGATAATCTCTAAGAACAATTGGTTGTCCTGCTTGTGGGTGTTTTGGTCCCCATGTTTTTTCAAAGTGTAAACTTTCATCAATTTGTTCAAATTTAAAATCATGTTGTTGTCTGTTATCTTCTATGTCAATTTCATAATCCTGTTCTTCAATAATTGGCAGTATTCTATCCAATAAATTTAGATATGTCCTACCACCAATGTCACAAAAACGTATGTTACCATCCCATCTACCCAATTTGTAAGCAGGAAGATGATATGCATATGGCAAAAAGAATTTAAGTTTGTCAGAAATTTTACGTCTTGTGATTACATCAAGCCCTTCAAATTTCACATTGACTTCATCTCTTATAATTAATTTCGTAATCTTTGACATAACACTATAATAACTGATTTAAAATAAAAATGCAAGAGTTTTACTTGTAGTTGTATATGATTTGGCCTCTAATATCAACTGGTAACTCTTTGTAGTAACCTTGCTTGTGTATCAACAAAATAATTTCACGCAAACGATTAGTATATTGCTCACCTAATTCGCTCCACGCAACTAAAAAAGTTGATAAAGTTGTTGCATTGGTATAGCCATACATTTGAATTTCCCATTTTCTAGCATATCTAAATTCTTCATAGGCAGGATGATTGTTTAATATTTGAATGTAATCTTTTATACAAGCACACATGTCAGAATATTTTCTTACACCCCATGGAGCATTTGGTCTTTTCTTTGCTTTCATATGAGGGATGTTATCTAAATCCCAAGTTCTAATTCCAAAGTAGTTATTGCCTTCTTTGGCAAATCTTGATTGTCCCCAAGCACTTTCATAGGCGGCCATAGCAACAATTAAATCAAATGGTACTTGTCTTTCAAGTGGATATTGTTTATAGTCAGCATAAAAATGTCTAACACAATGAAATATTTGTTTTACAAATTGTTCGTTATTTTCAATTGGTTGATCATAAAAATTAATCTTTTTGTTAGCATTGGCTAGTGTTTTTGGAAACATTAATCCTGCCAATACTACAATAGCAACTGCTGATATTAATATTTTAAAAGTTCTCATTGTCATAATATAATAGCATATTTACCTGTTTTGTCAATGTTTTTTTGGCTAAATAATTGTATGAAAATCAACGATCTTATTGGTGAATGGAAGGGCAAAGTGCCAACTTCTGTGTGTAGAAGCGATAAAAAATTAGGTGCTTCTGATGAAGCCAGTTGTAAATCACAGGGTTTACGTGCTAGAGATAGTGGTAAAAAACATGATGGTAAAACCCTAAGAGGACGTAAAGTACGTGGCCAAAAATATGGTGGGCCTCTTAAAGATTATTCTTAGACTTTTTTAACTTATATAATTCTTCGTTAAGTTCTTTTACTCTTTTGTATAAAGAGTATTTTTCTTTAACTTCATCTGCTACAGTTTTTTTTAATTGATTAATTTGATCATCTTTTGCTAATAATGATCTACGCATCTGCTCCATAGGATCAAGTTCATGATTCTTAAAACCATATTGTTTTGTTTTATCTTGAGTTTTTGCTGTATAGTTCTGCGTCATCTAATCCTGCTACCCTTAATTTAACAATGTTGTTGATTTGAAATTGCTTGGCGTCAATGGCTTTTAACAAACCAAGATATTTGTTACGCACAAGAGCGAATTCATTAATAAGTTGGCTCATAGTAACAACCTCATCTTCACCATCAATATACTTCTCAGCATCACGAGATGTTAAAGCTCTTTGGTATGCTTCTAAAAACTTTTTATAATGTCTTGCTCTTGTTCTACGTAATTCTATATTAAGATGTTCTAGTATGGCTTCAATTTCTTGCAATTGATTAAATCTATGTTCAACT